TATCATGTACATGGGTAAGAGTAACATCTTGTTCATTACCAAACTGTACAGCACCACTATCTGCAAGAAATAAATGACTAAACTCTAAGGAGGTTGTACCAAGGGCTGCACCAGCATTAGCATCAGGCACGAATGCTGTAGTAGCTGTTATAGTTGTACCTTGAAGTGTACTAGAACTTGTAATAGCTCCAGTAGTTGTAATTGTATCTATGTATGCATTTTTGAAATAAAGGCTTGATGTACCTAAATCTACATCACTATCTGTTACTGGTGATACAACGCCATCAGCAATTCTAATTTGTTCTACTGCTGCACTAGATACTTCTACAAAAACACCCCAACGATTATTAGTACTATCAGCGACAATCTTATTAAGAAAATCTTGATCTCCAATCGTATGGATATTGCCTCCTTCCGCAGCAGTTCCATCATGTTGATGTCCTGTTGTACTGCTTGATGCATATGAAAAAGCAGTTAGAAGTTGATTATATTCATCATTAAACAAAGCGGCTGTAATTGTATCACCGTCTGAAAATGAGCTTTGTCTAGTATAAGTTGTTCCCATTCTTATCTCCTGCCTGAAGGTGCATAATCAATATACATCCCATTAATAGAATAGGGAGAATTTTGATCGTCGCTAAATATTTTAAAATTACTTGTATACCCACTGCCTTGTATAGGCTGTCTAACCATTGGATCATTTTGCGACCCAAATACAACCGTATTAAATGTTGATGAACTGTTTCCAAAAATTGCCGGTAAAGATACAGAATCAAGTTCATAAACTGGAGGTTGAAGTATATTCCTATCTTCATAATCAAGTTTTATTCTTAATGACGGTTGAACAAGTCCTTCTGGACTTAAAGATATACGAGCATATTGTAAAGTTTTTCTAGTTCCTAAATCACCAAAATCAAAATTTGGTGTTGTATATTCTGCTACAATATTAGTTGCTGTTCCTGCTGGTGTAAAATAATCTCCATCATCATGTACATAGATATAACCGTCTTTATCGCCATGATATGTTTTTTCTACACGATCTTTATCAAAACTAGAAGCTATTGCATGAGCCTGTATTCCTAATGTTTCTGACCATTCAAACCCATTAGGAGTAAGAGTTCCAATAATACCTCTTGATGTTATACTAGATCCTCCTGCTGTAGAATAGAATAAACGATATTGTGATTTCTTTCTTAATATAGCACTATCTATTCTATAAGTATTGATAGTAGCCGCTATATCACCAATAATAGACTGAATTTGCCTACTAACAGATCCTAACTCTACGTCACCAATACGCGCCGTACCAGCAACTGTACGAATACCGTCAGGACTCAAGAAAATTAGATCACCAGCAATCTCCTGAATACTTCTACCATCTAAACAACCTACATTCTTTGTAATAGGTGTAACTGCAATAGTACTTGAATTATTTATATTCTGTAATTTATAAATAGAATTAGAACAAAAGATAATCAGATCATTACGAAAACTTTTTAATCCTACTACTTTATCATCTAAAAGAATACTTCCTGAACCTGTACTTGTAAAATCATCTATATCACTTGTGCCACTATAATAAATTGTATTGGGGGCTGTTGCTGCTCCTCCGACAACTAAATGTTTATCGTGCATCACACAAAACTTTGGATACACAGAACCACTTACTGTAATCTCTTTACAGAAATAAGTTCGACTTGATAAAGCACTTCCTGTACCCGTCATTTTAAAGTACATAGGCTTAACACCAGAACCTTCATCAGTTATAATTATTTCACCATAATCTGAATCTCCTTCATAAATTGCAAAAGATGCTAAATCTTGTGAAGTTCTGGCGGCCGCACTACGTCCTGTAAAAGCTGTATAGTTATCTCCACCTGCCGCTACACTAGCTTTATTTAACTGTAGCCAACTATCTCCATCTTGACTAAAATAAACATTAGTTCCTGAACAAGCAATAACTCCATCCGCATAAACTTCAAGACCAAAAATATCATTATCTGTATTTGGTCTTGTACCATCTCCAAACTGAGAAAAACCATTAATTCGTCTATAGCCGCCATCTGGATCAACTTCAAAATTTCTTAACTTTGTTGCTAGTCCTGGTTGTGCAAGCATTTCAAATTGATTTAAATTAGTATTTAAACCACCTTTACATGAAATACCATAAGGTTGAGTAGCCATCAGAATGAAATCCTATCATCTTTAATATAACTAGGAGCAGGTTCTAAAAGATTAGATCTCATGCTCCGAAGCCCTTTTCTATAGTCTTCATTAGCAAACGCTGCTGCTTGAGGATTATCTTTAAATTGCCAAATATAATATCTAGCTTTAGCTAATAAGACAGATGTGTACATTTCTGGAAATACAATACTATCTCCATGTACTGATAAAGCAGTAGGAAGATCCCAAGCAAAATACCAAATTCGATATACCTTTTTAGGTATAGGACTTAATCCAAACCTGCGAGCATCAGGGCTTCGTATAACCAGATTAGGTTGCCCCCATTGCTGAGTATCTGCATCGTCTAAATTTTCTGAAAGTCTTCTAAAATCTTTCCATGATTCAGTTGTAGCATATCTAAGATTTCTGGCTACATAAGGAGCAGCTTCTCCACTAACTCCCACAGTTGTAAGATAGAAATTATCCCAGTCTATAGACCCATAATCATCTGTTATACTAGAACTAGAAGCTTTTAGCTCATACCAACGTGTCCCTGCTACAGTTTCAACATATACATTCCCATACATGGGATCTGTTGCCCCGCTTTCAGCCGTTGCTAAAAAAGGCCATTGGGGTTCTTCAGTAACAATATCCCAATAAGCCCTATTAATAGAATCTTGTACATGTTTTTGTACGCCTACCGCAGATGAGAAAGTACCTGAAGTTAAAACAACCTCATTTAATTCTCTTAAAAGCTCGTTAGTAAGATCTAAATAATTTGTTGCCATTAGTCTTATTCTTTTGTATCAGCTTTAATATCTTGAAACTTATCGGCCTCGCGGTTTTGCATATCTTCAGAATTTTCATAATAGCCTTCCATTTCTGTGATATCCTGATAATTAACAACTTTACCATATTCTAATTCAGGCATTTTTTTCTCCTACTTTTGATTTTTTTTTAAATATTCTGTCATAATTATTATCATAATTATCTTTACTTTCTCCAGAATATTGCCTACCTAAAAGCCCTAAAGTACGGGTACTTTTACCCTTATGGTTCATCACAATGGGATTTTTATCACTTCCTAATTGCGGCATTTATTTATACCTCAGATTAATCAGGTAATACACCTAAATGTAAGAACTCAACCAGATAAGTAACAGTTGTAGCAGCAGTAGCTAGATCATTTGCTAAAGGCTTTAACCTTGCATAAATTGAACGTGCTGACGAACTATACAAAGTAGATGCAATAACAATTGCTTCTGAAGTTGCGGGGCCTCCATAGACTCCTGCTATTACTCCAGTACCTACAAATGCGTTAGCTGCATGACCATGTGAATTTTGAATAATATACAAAGGTACATTAGCTGTCCAGGTTACTGCTGCTCCACCATCATCTAAGATAGCTTTTTCATCAATAAGCTGACCACCGCCAGCCGCAGTTCCTAAATCAAAATCAACATCATCACCTGAAGCTCCTGCTGTAACAATATTTCCTGCTGGAATAGCAATAAGATTACGAATAATCGTATCTGCTGGCTGTGTTAATGTAACATCATAAGTTGCATCAGCAGTTACTGCGATAGTTCCTGTAGTAGCTGAAGTCCATGAATGGACTACATTATCAGAAAGCCCACGAACATCTCCTGTTCTCGCTGAATTTCGTCCTGTATCTCTTATATCAATAACTGGACTTGCCATAATTTTTCTCCTCTATATAAAATTTTACCCTGAAAATAAAAGAAAAGGGAGACTTTTCAGCCTCCCAAATCTAATTAGTCGATACCGTAGAACGCTGAAACCAACGCGCTTGACTGTAGTACTTTAGCTCCATAAACATGAAGACCTCGTACAATATCACCAAACGAATCAGGATCACGCAAAACTTCAGTACTAGTAATAGTCTGAGCCGTTGCCGTAGATG